CCTCAATATCAAACGCGCATTATACAATGATATGCTGGGCAACCCAGATAGGACTCCAGCCTCCGCTACCGAGGTGGCAGAACGCATGGCAGATCTGTCTCGCCGCATTGGTTCTGCGTTTGGAAGGTTACAAGCCGAACTTGTTCAGCCGGTATTGCAAAGGGTTATTTATATACTCAAAAAACAGGGTCGCATTGAAGTTCCAACGGTCAACGGCAGAGAAGTTAAAGTAAAGTCTGTATCTCCACTGGCACAAGCACAAGCAAACCAAGACATCTCTTCGATTGCTCGCTTCTTAGAATTAGTTAATGGAACTTTTGGGCCAGAGATGACAATGGTATTAATTAACTCAGAAGAGACCGCTGCACATCTTGCTAAGAAGTTTGGTGTACCTGACTCCTTGATTCGTGATGAAGAAGAGCGTAAGCAGATAGTTGCAATGATGCAGCAAATGCAACAGCAACAAGAAGAGGTTCCGCTTGAGTAAACAATCTGCATACGTTCCGTTAGATGGAATAATGCGTCCTAAGCAAAAGGATCAACAGATTAGTCAAAATATAGCGCAGATCTTCTCTAGCCCAACGGGTAAAGAAGTACTGCGCTATTTGCGTTCTATCACTATTGAAAGCGTATATGGCCCTAATGTTACTGGCGATGAGTTGCGTCACATGGAAGGTCAGCGTTATTTAGTTGGCTTGATTGAAAGACGAGTAGAACACGCACATAGGATTAAAAAAGATGTCTGAAGAAAGTTTAATTCAAGAAGGCGGTGCGTATGGCACAGCACCAGAAAACTCTGCGCCAGCGCCAGAAAGACCTGAGTGGCTACCAGAAAAGTTTAACACTGGAGAAGATTTAGCAAAATCTTACAGCGAATTATCCTCTAAGCTTGGAGCTAAAGAGGAATCTATTCGTGAGCAGATGATGCAAGAGATTCAAGAAAAGGCTTTTGAAAACAGACCAGCATCTAAGGGTGAGTATGTACTGCCTGATATTATTGATGAGGATAGCTCTGTTGATAATGACCTTCTTGATTGGTGGTCTACTCATGCGTTTGAAAGCGGCATGAGCCAAGATGAGTTTCAAGAAGGCATTGAGATGTACGCCAAAGCATTTGGTGATGGGCCAGATCTTGAGGCTGAAGCTGAAAGGCTTGGTGATAATGCCAATCAGCGCATTGAAGCTGCTTCTTTGTTTGCTAATCAATTCTTTCCTGCAGATGCACTGCCAGCAATTGAGCGCATGTGTGAAACAGCAGACGGTATTATTGCCCTTGAGGCGATAATGGAAGCGACTAGAGATCCGTCACCAACAACAGACGCGCAGCCATCATCTCAAATAACACAGCAAAGCTTAGAAGAAATGATGAAAGATGAGCGTTATTGGAATGCATCAAAGCGCGACTCTCATTTTGTTAAGCAGGTAGATGAAGGCTTTAAGCGTCTGTATGGATGATGAGGTAAAAATATTAACAAGGGGCGACTATTACATGACGCCCCTTAAATCATTTCATCGGGAAGAGTTTAAAGAAAATCTATCCGAAGAAAATAAACAAGAGCTTGCTATGCTAGGGCATACAGATCTTGATGAAGTTTTCAATGTTATGACCGAAACAGCGCAAGCTTACGTTGTGCGGCGTACTGGCAAGCCACTTATATTTGTTGGTGGCATACTTTATAGCAATGGTGACACTGAGTTTCCCCAAATGTTTGCTCTGTTCTCAGATAAAGTTAAGGATAACTTTAAGCTGCTAGCTAGAGGTTCAAAAATGCTGATGAGCTTCTTTGATCAAAGCGAAATGAATATGTCTATGACTGTTTTGGCTAAGAATGAAGCTATGGTTCAGTGGGCAACATGGCTTGGATTTGAAGCTATCGGGGTACAAACATCAAATAATCATGATTATGTTGAATTTGTACGTTGCAATTTTAGTAAAAAAAATGTTTCACATGAAACATCAAGGCCCGTAATGCACTGAGCAGCCCGTTAGGACACCTGCATTGAAGTGATAAGCGGACACCCACGATACCAAATGCAACCTTAAAAAGGACTTCTTGAAATGGCTAATACTATTGACCAAGCCTTCATCAAGCAGTTTGAATCCGATGTGCATATGGCGTATCAGCGTATGGGTTCCAAACTGCGTAATACTGTACGGACTGCCAATGTAACTGGTTCAACTGTACGTTTCCAAAAAATTGGAACCGCTGAAGCAAGCACTAAGTCACGCAACGGCAATGTAACTCCGATGGAATTGGCTCACACCACTGTTGAGGCAACGATGTCAGATTACTATGCAGCAGAATATCTTGATAAACTTGATGAGTTGAAGATCAACATCAATGAGCGTCAAGCTGTTGCACAATCAGCCGCAGCCGCACTTGGTCGCAAAACTGATAGCATTCTGATTACGGCAATGGACGCGGGTGCAAACTCAACTCAAATTCACGATACAAGCTCAGCTGTTGAAAAAGCAGACCTATTGTCTGTATTTGAAACATTTGGATCAGCAGATCTTCCAGAAGATGGACAGCGTTATATTGCTATGCATCCAAAGGGTTATGCTGATTTGTTTGCTATCACAGAGTTTGCTTCTTCTGACTTTGTTGGAGAGCAGAACTTGCCATATGCTGGCGGCATGACAATGAAAGAATTCTTGGGCTTCAAGATCTTTTCAACATCTGCTGTCGCTGCTGGTAAAAGCATGTGTTACCACACAACTGCGATTGGTTTGGGCATCAACTCTGATGTCTCAACTGAGATCAACTATGTTCCTGAGAAAGTTTCTCACCTTGCAACATCTATGATGTCTATGGGTTCTGTTGTTATTGATGACAACGGTATCTATGAACTCTTAGACAACAACACATAAGGGGTCTGAACATGGCTTATAATGCAGCAAATTTGACTCGCCTTGCTGGTGCGTCTAATGGCTCTCTTTGGTTCTACACTTCAGCGGATGCAATCGCTGCGGTAAATACTTCTGGTTACTTTAACGATGCAGCAAACATGCTTGCAGTTCGTGATGTAATTATTTGTGTAGACACAAACACGCCAACAACAAACTTTGTTAATGTGTTATCAAACACTGGCTCAGTTGTTGATGTTTCAGATGGCACTGCCATTGTTGAAACTGACGGCGATTAATAGGGGTGGGGGCGCAAGCCCCCATACTTTTACATGGCAGTAACAAGTACTTCAGCAAACTCAGCGGTAGATGTATCAAGCCGCGCTCTCATCTTAATAGGTGCAGAGCCAATTACATCTTTTGATGATGGGAATAATGAAGCGCTTGTTGCTTCCAACATGTATGAAGACGTTGCTAGATCTTCATTAGTAAACTGTAGGTGGCGCTTTGCGACCAATCAGTCAGTTTTAAACAGATTATCAGATGCACCAACAGGACGTTATAACGCTGCCTATCAGCTTCCGTCCGACTCTTTAATGGTTCACGCGGTTACAATTAACGATAGCCCAATTGAATATCAGACCTACGGTAATAAAGTTTTTTGTGACGCTACGTCAAACGAAACATTAATACTTGACTACACGTTTAGGGCTGAAGAAGTTGATTGGCCTTCATATTTTGTAATGGCAGTAGAATATGAGCTTGCTGCTGTGTTTGCTGTAGCGCTTGCGCGAGATGCCAGCTTGTCATCTTTAATGGAGCAAAAAGGTCAGATGGCTATGATTAAAGCCAGAAACTTAGACGCACAGCAACAGACAACAAGAAAGCTTTTGACAACACGTTTTGTCTCGCAAAGGCGTAGCTAATGCAGAAAGTAAGAGTACCCATAACTAACTTCCAGTTTGGTGAAGTTAGCCCATCGTTGTATTCAAGGACTGATACAGCTGTATATACAGCATCAGCGCAAAGAGTTGAGAACTTGTTCTTACGCGCTGAGGGCGGTGTTATTAAACGCGCTGGTTTGCAAAATATCTATGCGTTTGACACTACCTATGATGCCACAAAGGTGCAGCAATCTCGATTGTTGCCTTTTATTTTTTCTGATGATGAGCGCTACATTATATCTATGGAGCATCAAAAGCTTCGGATTTTTCAAATTAGCCCATCTACTGGTAATGTTTCTTTAATTCAAACTATTACTCAAGACACAAGCGGAGCAACATTAAAGTTTACTCATACTTATATGCATGAGTTTACTTACGCTCAGGCTGGTGATGTTATGTTTGTTTGTCATCCCACCTTTATGCCACAACAGATTGTGCGCACTGGACTAACTACGTTTCAAGTGGAAACTTTTATCTTTGACTTAAAGTCAGACACTACTGAAATTTATCAACCGTATTATAGCTTTCATCCGCTTGACGTTACATTAGATCCGTCAGCAACAACTGGTTCTAATGTCGTACTTGTAACAAGCAGTTCTTACTTTGATACAACGGGAAGTCAGTCAGGCGGCAACTACCCTAACTCTTTGCACGTTGGGGTTACTTTAAAATATAGAAATTCCGAAATAGAAATAACATCCGTACAGTCTACGACTAGCGCTAAAGGAACTATTCAAGATAAATTAGAAACACATCTTCAGCCAAATGCCTTTAGAACAACTGAAGGTAATGCTGATATTGAGGTTACATTTGTTAATCACGGCATGAAGGTAAACGATAGCATTACCGTATCTCATGCTGGATCTATTGGTGGAATAGCAAATAATCAACTCAATGGTTCAAGGACTGTAACTTCTATTGTTGATGATGATAAGTTTATTTTTACTGCTGGCTCTAATGCCAATGAGTCTGTAGATGGTGGCGGTACACCTAAAATAGAAACTCATGCGCCTACTGCAATTTGGTCAGAGCAGTCTTATTCTGCCCTTAGAGGATTTCCTTCTGCGGTTACATTTCATCAGAACAGATTAGTTTTTGCTGGAACATTAGCCCAGCCAGATAGTATTTGGTTTAGTAAGTCAGCGTCATATTACAATTTTAATTTGTATGAGGCGCGAGACAATGACTCTATTCACATCACTGCAAGCGTTGGTGAGGTAAACCAAATTCGTCACATTGTTTCTAATCGTGATTTGCAAGTCTTTACCAGCACATCAGAAATGTATGTTCCAGCTTTCACCAATCAGCCGCTAACGCCGACTAACGCGCAAATAAGAAGGCAAACACCGTTTGGCGTAGATTTTGTTCGCCCTCAATCTCTTGATGGTGCAACGCTATTTGTTCAGAAGGGCGGGGCAATTGTAAGGGAGTATTTGTTTTCTGATGCTGAGGCTGCATATACGGCTGTCCCAATATCTTCTTTGTCCTCCCACCTAATCAAGACACCTGTTGAGATGAACACGCTCTACGGAGCTATAGATCGCTCTGAGAGCTATGTCTTTGTTATTAATGCCGATGGCACAATGGC